ATAGGCCAAGCTATCGGCTGGGGCTGTTAGATCAGGTCTATAGGCCAAGCTATCGGCTGGGGCTGTTAGATCAGGTCTATAGGCCAAGCTATCGGCTGGGGCTGTTAGATCAGGTCTATAGGCCAAGCTATCGGCTGGGGCTGTTAGATCAGGTCTATAGGCCAAGCTATCGGCTGGTGCTGTTAGATCAGGTCTATAGGCCAAGCTATCGGCTGGTGCTGTTAGATCAGGTCTATAGGCCAAGCTATCGGCTGGTGCTGTTAGATCAGGTCTATAGGCCAAGCTATCGGCTGGTGCTGTTAGATCAGGTCTATAGGCCAAGCTATCGGCTGGAAAGAATCCGCTTTACACTGGCAAGGAATCGGTTTAATCTAAATTTTAAATTAGCACTACCTAGGGGCAGGCCGAATCGGTCGAGTTCGCAAAAAGTGGGGAGGCTGGGCAATGGCCATCCCTAGTATACAAGGCGAGTAACCTTTCGCATATGGTCGATAACCTTTCGCATATGGTCGATAACCTTTCGCATATGGTCGATAACCTTTCGCATATGGTCGATAACCTTTCGTATATTTTGGCTAACCTTTCGTATATTTTAGCTAAAAATGCCTGACCCCCTACAGTGGAAATTGTTCACCCCCTACAGTGGAAATTAGGGAAGACCCCTGTGATGGAAATTAGCACCCGTACAGTGGAAATACTGGAGTATTGAAGAAATTGTTCAGGAGAAAATTTTGTTGTTGACATCCCGACCGAATCGCTGTAAGTAAAACTCAGCAAGACGAAATAGACATGAACAAAGGATCAGTAAGATGGAACTGAAAGATATTATCTCTTACATTGGTGTTGCCATTAACCAAGCATCGGATGCTAAGCGTGATCTTATGCGTGGGTCAGCATGGGGTAACGATGGTGTCCACAGTAAACAACAACAGATCGACCTTCTAACTAAAGAATTGTCTGATGCTTCCTATAGTCTCGACCAAATCAAAGACACCTTGTATCAGTTGCTAGAAGACCTTGAGAAAGAGGTTTACAGACAAGAACTTGAGGCTTTGTCTCCATTCAATAAGGATAAATGATGAGTATGATTACTGTACCAATGGTAGGTGATTTCTACGAGGATGAATACGGCTCTTTGTATGAGATCACAGAGATTAACGATGAAGGTATTGTCACCATTTGTCGCCTAAGAGATAAAACTATTCTCACTGTATCTCTTTCAAAGGTTCGTTGGTGGATTAGTAATAGAGCTTTGACTACTTACTTGACAGCAGAGGAAATCTCAAAATGAATACTTATGATTTCGGGGATGGTAATGGCCCTGTAGCTGCACATAAGCATTCTAATGGTGGCGGTTGGGTAGCTGATAGTGCGACTGTAGCTTATGGTGCTTATGTAGGCCCTGATGCTATGGTATTTGGTTATGCTGTAGTATCTGATAGTGCTTGGGTATTTGGTAATGCTAAGGTATATGGTGATGCTAGGGTATATGGTGATGCTTGGGTATCTGATAGTGCTAAAGTATATGGTAATGCTATGATATCTGGTAAGGCTTGGGTATGTGATTATGCTGTAGTATCTGATAGTGCTAAAGTATATGGTGATGCTGTGGTATGTGATTATGCTGAGGTATATGAAGGGGAGATTACAAAATGAATATCTTCGAGACTACTAACGAAAGAATGTATGAGGAAGTCTACTTCTTGACATCACCAGAAGCAAGGGCCTATGGTGAGAATTTCGAAGACACTTGGCACTGGCTGTTCGATCCTCAGTACAGGGTTTATTATGATGCAACAAATGAAACATGGGTGTGCTACACAAGTAGATACATCGAACCTATGGAGATGAACCTATGACATTCGATCCTACAACTAATCGTATCCCTTTTGGTTTGCTTACACCAGAGGAACAGGATGCACTAAAAGCATGGCCTCATGGGTGGGAAATTTATCAAAGTGCCGACAGGGTATGGCGAGCCTATGATGGGAAGCCTTCATGGTTTAGAGAAAACCTTTATCGGGGTAAGCCAGAACCTAAGGTTACATCCTACTGGTTTCATGTTTATGAGGGGCCTAAGCTTGGCGGTCTTTGGTTTAGTAAAGAAGCTGCAAACTTTTGTGGAAGAGACGACAGTGTTCTAATGCGTATAGATATTTGCCATGGTAAAATGATTGTAACAAAGGAAACAAACTAATGAAATACCTACAGATGTTCACATACTACATGGTTGTAGTGGCGATTGTTATTCACCATATCCCATTCCTGCGGGCAAGTTTTGAGGTTCAGACTGACTACTACTATAAGACCATGGCAGAGGAGATGGGGTTGTGGGAATGATAACCTTAGCAACCTTATGCCTTGCGGCTAACATCTATTTCGAAGCACGAGGAGAGCCACCTGATGGCCAAATCCTAGTGGCAGAGGTTACAATGAATATCGCTGGTAAAGATGGAGATATTTGCGCTACTGTCTTCGAAGAAGGAGAATTTAGCTGGACAAACGATGAAAATTTGGTTATAGAAGAACCAGAGGCGTTCAGTAAAGCGTTTGTTTTGGCACAGGAAATCCTTGAGAAAGGTTGCATCCTATGCACCAAAGCTACTAACTTCCACACTAGGGATACTGAACCTTACTGGGCTAAACATATGACACTGATCGGTGGTTATGGTAACCATCTGTTCTACATAGAATAGGAGAATAACATGCTTACTATCCAGACAGTTCAAGAGATTATCGAAAAGAAAGGCACTAAGATCGCCACAGTCACCTTCCTAAAGTCTGATGGTACGATCCGTACAGTAAATGGTCTGTTCAAGCCCAGTAGCAAAATTGTGGGGTCTGAACGTGGTGTTGCCCAAGGGGAAGCTATGAAATCTCGTGGTCAAATCCCTGTGTATGAGCTTGCAAGTAAGCAGTGGAAATCATTCTATGCTGACCGAGTGTTGGAGATTAAGTAATGGAAGATACATTGGAAGTCATAGGGGGGGGCGGGAAATGATCTGGTTTATTATCTGGATACTAATTGGTTTTGCTGGTGGTATACATGCGTTGATTGCTATTAAACGGGACTTACAAAAAGACTACCCTTTTTATGATATAAAGTCTGACCCATTAGTTAAAAATCTTGATGACGGAATAATTATTTTTATGGGTGGGCTGCTTGGCCCTGTTAGCTTTTTTGTGACAGCATTTATTTTCCCACGGAGTTTCTTCAGATGATTGAGACTATGCTTGAGATTATGATACTAACCCTTGTTCAGTGTGCTGGTGTCGTTATTGTATTTGTAACACTCACTGTTGCACACAATCTTTGGAGGAATTTGTAGAAATGATTAACGTTACACTGATCGACAGCATGGGATCAGACCTTACAACTGTTAACGCAGCACGGGTATCCTTTGGGAAGGTATCAGAGGGGGAGATCATTGAGTTCGACCTTTTACATCACGACCCAGAGGTAATCAAAGCATCTGTCGCTGCATACAAAGCAGAAGGCTGGGTTATTACTTCCGACCTTAATAATTGGAAAATTATTGTAAAAAAGCCAACTCAGAAAGATGCTAAACTTATTAACTATCTGGCCGAGCATAAACACTTCTCTCCCTTCGGTCATGCCTTTGCATCCTTCCATGTGAAAGCCCCTATCTTTGTTGCACGTCAACTGGTGAAGCATAAGTTCTTGCGCTGGAATGAAATCAGTCGCCGTTATGTTGATGATGAACCTGAGTTCTATGTGCCAGAGGTATGGCGTGGACGTAGTGAGGACAAGAAGCAAGGAAGTTCTGATGTCACTATCTCTATTGATACAGCTTTTATCCCCATAGATGACGGATATTCATACCCTCCAGAAGTCGTAGCTTTAGTTTCTTACAAAATGTTGTTGAAAGCTGGAATAGCACCAGAGCAAGCACGTATGGTTCTACCTCAATCGACAATGACTGAGTGGTATTGGTCTGGTTCTTTAGATGCCTTCGCAGATATGTGTAAGCTACGCTGCAAGGATGATACACAGTATGAGACACGGCTTGTTGCAGACCAGATCAGCAAAGAGATGAAACAGCTATTCCCAGTATCTTGGGTAGCATTAGTAGGAGAATGAGATGAACGATATTTCTAACATGACTCGTGAGCAACTTCTTGAGCATATCATCTACCTTCAAAAGAAACTCCTATTGCTTAAAGAAGATGAACCTGTTCAGTCACCACCTTTTGTTCCACCATATTACAACCCACTGTATCCTGAGGTAAATTCGCAAAAGCCACAGTGTCCTAAGTGTAAGATGCGACTGGATCAGGTAATGGGGTATGTATGTGGTGATGTAAATTGCCCAACATTTACGAGGGTTACTTCTAACACACACATATGGACAGCAGATGAACCATGACCTAGAAGATGAAATGTGTCCTAACTGTGTGACACCTTGGAAATGTAATGGCCCTCATATCTTGGAAGGAGATAACGAAGTGGAAGAAGAAGAAACAGTAAATAAAATAGGTTGTATTCAGTTTGTAGAAGAAAAGACAAAGGAAGATGGTAGTTCTCTTATGACCTTTGAGATTGATGCTGCTGCCACTAAGTTAATTTCATCTGTTGGTCTACGTTTTATTGTAACTTGCGCAGCATATGACCTAGACCTAGAAGATGGTTTTAAGGCTATCTCTGATCGGGGAGAGTATCTGCAACAAGAGCCTGATGGTGACAAGGAGTTTTTGGATTTTGGAGAATAATGATAGCCAACCGACAGACACAGAAATCCTACACCTATGTAGAAGCCTAGCGGGAAGGTATAGGAACCAAAACCACTATGACGATCTAGTGAGTGAAGGTCTCATGGCTTGCTACGAGGCTAGGGCGCAGGGTACAGTAGATAAGGGTGTCTACATCAGTTCTGCACGAAGGGCTATGAGTGACTATATCAACATCAAGATCAAGGCAGTGAAGACCCCTAGCACATGGGCCTCTAGGAGAGCCTCTAAGGCCGTTTCTAGCGCGTCTGACGTAGTGGGGCTAACTGGGGTAGCCGAAGGCACGTTTAACTCTCTGATGGCCGCTATGTCGAATGTCACAGAGGATGTGTCGGAGGATACAGCATTTACCCCAGATCACTCCTTGGCCTATGAAGATCAAGAGTATAACTTGCACATACAGACTGTTGCAAAAAAGACACTAAACGCCACAGAATGGCAAATCATTAAGATGCGTTATTTTGATGATCTAACACAAGATGCTGTGGCAGAACTGACCAAGACTAACCAGAAGTGGGTATCACGACAAGAGACATCAGCACTTAACAAGCTACGAGTTGCAGTGTTGTAACAATTTGTGATCGAAAACAGTGTCTAAGAAGTCAGAAAATGAAGGTATAAGTAAGAGGTAGTACTTAAGTTTTGGTCTTACGTTTTCATAATCATAACTAGTTAAGATAACTTAAGATTAAAACTTAAGTATAGACAATAGAGGAAACATCTTGGTAAATGTAACACATCAGCACTGTCCTTTCTGTGAATCTACAGATGCTTTTACTTATGATAAAGAAAAGAACGCCTATCGGTGTTTCAGTTGCGATAAGCAAGGGAGATATGACAAATTGGATAAAGGTTTAATTGAAGATACTTTTGTTGCAACAAAAACTAATTACACACCAAAGAATTTAGTTGATGGTAAATATGTTGCTATGCGTGGCATTTCTACAAAGACTATGGAAGAATTTGGTGTACTGACTTATGGGGATCAACAAGAATACGTTTACCCATCTGGTGGTAAAAAGGTAAGGCTTCTGACAGATAAGAAGTTCTTTGCTAAAGATGGTTTCAAAGGTGATGAACTTTTTGGGATGAACCTGTTTACTGCTGGTTGCTCAAAGAAGGTTACGATCACAGAGGGGGAGCTAGACGCACTGTCAGTGTCGCAGATGCTCAAGAGTACCTACCTTAACCCAGTGGTGTCTCTGCCCTCTGCAAACCCCTCTAAGAAGCTCTGGGATAACTGTCACGATTGGCTGAACAGCTTTGAACATATCGTCCTGTCAGTGGATAATGATGAAGCTGGAAATAGCATTGCTGACAAAATCGCTAAGATGTTCCCGAACAAAGTCTATCGGGTGGATCACAGTAAGTTTAAGGATGCTAATGAGTTCCTACAAAACAATGCTGCTACAGAGTTTAAGAGTGCATGGTGGAACGCTAAGAAGTACACACCAGAGAATGTACTAAACACTACTGACCAATTCTTGTCTCTCTATCGTGATACACCAGAGCATCAATATGTACCAACTGGTATTCAAGCACTAGACGATAAGATCATGGGTTTGATGCAAGGACACTTCACTGTTATCAAAGCCCCTACGGGTATTGGTAAAACTGAGGTTATGCGTTATCTAGAGTACAATATGTTGCAACGTGGCATCCCTATTGCAGCTTGGCACTTGGAAGAAACTAAACTGCGTACTTTGCTTGGCCTTGTTTCTTATGAATTGCAGGACAATTTGACCCGCAGGGATTTGATTGAGGAAAAGCAGGCAGAAGACCTTGTTATCGAAGCCATCAAGAAGCTGACAAAAGATGAATTGTTCTATCAGTTTTATCTAGGTGATGGCCAAGGTGCTGACGAACTAATCGACCAGATCAGGTTCTTTAGTCAAGCGGCTGGTTGTAAGTTTGTGTTCTTCGAGCCTATCCAAGATGTTGTTGCTGGCACATCAGAGGAAAGTAAGGAACAGATGCTTGCTGATCTATCTGTACGTCTGTCTAAGCTGGCTGCTGAATTGAATGTAGGTATCGTTACTATTGCTCATACCAATGACGATGGGCAGACAAAGTATTGTCGTATGATTGGTCAAAGGGCATCTGTTATCTTAGACTTGAAGCGAGATAAAGATGCGACTAGTCTCGAAGAACGTAACACAACCTATATTACGATTGAAAAGAATCGTCCATGTTCTGAGGAAGGGGCTGCTGGTAAGATGCGGTTCAATACTGAGACGTTTACTTTGAGAGAGGTAAACTAATGAAGGTGGGTAATTCTTACGATTTTGACAAGGAGTGGAACCCGCCTGAAACCCTGCCTGTAGAGGAAAGGGTCATTGGTTGCTATTACAATATATGGGGTTTCAAATATATCACAGAGGTATATCAATGGGCTGACGCACCTTGTCCAGAGACCCTTATTGGTATGCCAGTAAACAGGTTGCTTGGTTGGTTACCCCTGCCAACAATAAAGGAGGACGAATGACAATGACAGTATTCGACATTGAAACCAATGGCCTACTAGATGTCTTAGATAAGATACACGTTCTGTCTTGGTCTACCGATGGGAAAGAGGTTCATCATACGCATGACTACGATGAGATGCGTAAGTTCTTTACTGAGACAGAAGTTCTAGTGGGCCATAATCTCTGCCGATTTGACATCCCAGCAGTGGAAAAAGTTCTAGGCATTAAGGTAAAGGCTCGTCTGATCGACACTTTGGCTTTGTCTTGGTATCTTAACCATGATCGTGTTAAGCATGGTCTAGAATGGTATGGCGTAGAGTATGGTATCCCTAAGCCTGTAATCAAAGATTGGGACAGTCTTACACCAGAAGACTATGCCAACCGATGTCGCTCTGATGTAAAAATAAATTACCGCCTGTGGGTGGACTTAAGGTCAAAACTAAAGAGGTTGTACCCATGAAGTCAAATAAGTTACCTGAGTTAAATGTTCTAGAAAAGCTATTTTCTTATGACAAAGATACAGGGATCGTCATAAGAAAGGTTTCTGTGTCAAGAAACACTAAGGAAGGAGATTTAGTAGGAAGTAAGTCTAACGTGGGGTATTTGAAAGTTACTGTTGAGGGAAAAAGTTACCCTCTCTCACGTATTTGCTACAAAATGTACACGAAGAAAGACCCATTAGGCGAAATCGATCATGTAAACCGCAATAGGATGGATAACAGGGCAAATAATTTGAGGGATGTCAGTAGTCAAGTGAATCAACTTAATAGACGAGCGAAGGGTTACACTGTGCTTAAGAATGGTAGGTATAGGGTCACCTTGCATAACAAAGACGTAGGCTATTTTAATTGCCCGACTGCCGCCACTCTTGCCTACTTGAAAGCAAAAGGAGATTTTATTGCAAGACTTAAGTGAAGAAGCATGGCGACTGATCGACTACCTTACCTTCAAAATGGACTGTGCAAAAGAGCAAGAGTCCCTGCGATGGAAATTAGACGTAGAAAAGACACAAGAAGCCTACGATCAGATTATGTTGCTGAAAGAGGAAAAGGTAGTGCAACTGGCCGAGGCTATGCCAAAGCGTGTTATTACCCGTGTAGCAACAAAGCCAAAGGTTATGTATAAGAAAGATGGGGAACTGTCTTCTCATGGTGAAAAGTGGGTAGAGTTGTGCAAGGAATACAAGCAACCTATTACTACCCAATCTTTTGCTATCAAGG